GGCAAAGTTTCACGCAGGATCAATCGGGCGAAGGATCAATGGCCCTAAAAGCGACGGCCGCCAAACGCCCGCGCCGGCGCCGTGTGGGTCGGCCGCGGGTGAGCGACGCCGAGAAGGCCCGCCGCGGGACGTTCCAGCCCGGTAAGCAGCGGGTGACGCCCAGGTCGCGCCGCCGTCCGATCGGGGTGTCCGGGGCCTCGGCGCGCGATTACGGGACGGTCGCGCGGCAGTACGCGGCGGACGTCCTGAGCGGCCGGATCCCGGCGTGTCAGTGGGTACGCCTGGCCTGCGAGCGCCAGGACCGCGACACGATGCGCGGGGCGACCGATCCGGCCTGGCCGTTCGTATGGAGCGACGCGCACGCCGTGGAGGCCTGCCGGTTCCTCGAGCAACTCCCGCACGTCGAGGGCGCCTGGGGCAGCGTGACGATCCGCCTGGAGCCGTGTCAGGTGTTCTGGGTCTCGTGCCTGTTCGGGTGGCGGTACCGGGCGCAGCCGGCGCGGCGGCGGTTCACGCAGTGGTACCTCGAGATTGGCCGCAAGGCGGCGAAGTCGACGTTGATGGCCGGGATCGCGTTGTTCCACGTGCTGAAGGAACACGAGCCGGGCGCGTCGGTCGTGTGCGGCGCGACGACGGGGAGCCAAGCGCGGATCGTGTTCGGGATCGCGCAGCGGATGATCCGCCGGTCGCCCTGGCTGCGCGCGCAAGGCCTCGAGGCCCTGGCGAATGCCATCGTGACAGCGGACGGATCAATCAAGCCGGTCAATGCGAAGGCCTCGACGCAGGACGGCTTGAATCCGAGCTGCATCGTGCTCGACGAGAGCCACGCGCAGAAATTCGCGCTCCACGACGTGTTGAAATCGGCGCAAGGGGCGCGGACGAATCCCTTACTGCTCTGTCCGACGACGGCCGGGTACGATCTGCTCTCGGTCGGCTACGCCTTGCGCACGATGGTCACGAAGGTTCTGCAACAAGTCTTCGAGGCCGAGCATGTGCTCGGGCTGATCTATACCCTCGACGAGGACGACGACTGGCGCGACGCGCGCGTGTGGCAGAAGGCGAACCCGATGATCGGGATCACGCCGACGCGTGAGTGGGTCCAGGCGTACTGTGCCGACGCGCAGCAGACGTCCGGCCTCGAGGGCGAGTTTCGCATCAAGGTGTGCTCGCAGTGGTTGCAGAGCGCGAAGGCTTGGTTGTCGATGACGCGGTGGGACGCCTGCGTCGACGAGACGTTGCGCCTCGAGCAGTTCGCCGGGCAGCGGTGCTGGGTCGGCGGTGACCTCGCGCAAATCGACGACCTGGCCGCGGTCGCGTTGTGTTTCGAACGGCCGGGCGAGATTGTCGCGTTCGTCAAGTTCTACCTGCCGCGCGACGTCGTGGCCGAGCGCGCGCGCACGGTGCCGGCGTATGCGGCCTGGGTGAAAGCCGGGATTCTCGAGATGACCGAGGGCACGATGATCGACTACGGGCGGATTGAAGCCGATGTGCGGGCGTGGTGCCGCCGATTCAACGTCGTCGCGCTGCGGTTTGATCAGTACGGCTCGGCGGGGATCGTCTCGAGCCTGGCCGGCGACGGGTTCCCCGCGGCGATCCTCGACAAGTCGCGCAAAACCTTCACGCCGCCGGCGCGCGAGCTCGAGACGCGCGTCAAGCATCGGCGGTTTCGGCATGACGGCAACCCGTGCTTGAAGTGGAACGCGAGCAACGCGGTCGTCACGCGCGGGGTGGATGATTCGATCCTGCCGAAAAAGGAAGGGCCGGAGTCGCCGAACAAGATCGACGGGATTGACGCGATCCTGCAGGCCATGAGCGCTATGCTGACGCCGATCGCGCCGCCGCCGGTCTATCAGATGGTGGTGCTCGGGTAGAGGCCAACCATGATGAAGATGCCCGTGAGTGTGTCCTGCGACCTGTGCTCGTGGAAGTTCTATGCCGATGCCGATCGCATCAAGACCAAGGCGCTGACGAAACTATTCCGCGAAGAGTGGATACAGCATCAGCGGCTTGTTCATCCGGCCGTTGCTGAAGAGCGGATCACTCGCGTGAACGACCGGGATTTCCCATGAGTAAACGCCCGACCGGTCGGCCGCCGTTGTATGACGTGCCCGCGTCGGCGCGGATCTACGTGAACGTGACCCCCGCGCAACGTCTCGAGCTTCGGCGCGTGGCCAGCGACAATCGGACCGGCGTCGCGGGGATCATCCGCGAAGCGGTCAACGAATACGTCGCCGACTACGGCGAGCGCAAGCCTTTCACGCGCAGAAAACGCTAGCGCCCGGCGCATCCTAGGGCGCGTGATCCAGCGCGCCTACGCCGTCCTGCACGTCAAGGCCCTCGACGCCGAGCGTCGCACGATCACCGGCATCGCCTCGACGCCGGAGCCGGATCGCATGGGCGATGTCATCGAGCCACTGGGTATCGCCTTCAACAATCCGCTCCCCCTTCTGCTGTATCACGACACGAGAAAGCCGGTCGGCTCGGTCATCTTGTCGCCCCCGACGGCCGAAGGCCTGGCCTTCGAGGCCACGTTGCCGATCGTGGCTGAGCCCGGCGCTCTGCGTGACCGCATCGACGAGGCGTGGCACTCGATCAAGGCCGGCCTGCTCGCGGGAGTCTCGATTGGGTTTCGCGCGCTCGAGACCCCCAAACAGATCAAGCCGGTTGGCGCGCGCTTTCTGAAAACGGAGGTCCTCGAGCTCTCGCTCGTGACGATCCCGGCGAACGCCGCCGCCACGATTCACACCATTAAATCGCTCGACCTGGCCGCGTCTGGCCTCCATCCGTCCCGCGACAGGGACCCCCATCCGATTGTGCGCGTCACAAAGGGCGCGCCCGCCATGACCATTACCGAACAAATCACCGCCTTCGAGAACAAGCGCGCCGCGCACGTCGGCCGGCTCACCGAGATTCAGACCAAGTGTGCCGAGGAAGGCCGTTCGAAAGACGAGGCCGAGCGCGAGGAATTCACGACCTTGCAAACCGAAGTCAAGACGATCGACGCCGAACTCGTCGACCTGCGCGACATGGAAAAGATCACGATGACTCAGGCTAAACCTGTCGTGCCGGCCGTCAAGGCCTTCGTGCCCGCGATCACGGTCAAGCCCAATGTGGCGCCGGGCACTGCATTTGTCCGCATGGCGTGCGCGACGCTCTTGTGTAAGGGCAACAAGTTCGAGGCCGCCGAGTACGCGAAGCGCTGGAACGACTCGACGCCAGAGGTGGCGCTCGCCCTCAAGGCCGCCGTGGCCGCGGGGACCACGACCGATGCGACCTGGGCCGGGCCGCTCGTGAATCAAAATATTTCCAACGATTTCATCGCCCTGCTGCGCCCCGCGACGATTCTGGGCAAGATCCCCGGACTGCGGACGGTGCCCTTCAATACGAAAGTGCCGACCCAGACCGGCGGGGGCACGTATGGGTGGGTGGGCGAGGCCAAGCCGAAGCCGGTCACGAAACTGGCCTTGGGGACGACCTCGCTCAGCATCGCCAAGGCGGCCGGGATCATCGTGCTGACGGAGGAGCTCGTGCGCCTCTCGAATCCCGCAGCCGAGGACCTCGCGCGCGGCGACATGATTGCCGGCATCGCCCAATTTCTCGATCTGCAATTCATCGATCCGGCCGTCGCCGCGGTGGCGGGCGTCAATCCGGCCTCGATTACGAATGGGGCCCCGACGGCGGCGGCGACGACCAGTCCGCTGGCCGACATCCTGGGGTTGATTTCCCACTTCGCGACCAACAACATCTCGGTCGCCGGCGTGACGTTCATCATGTCAGCCGCCAACGCGCTGGCGCTGTCCTTCCGCACGAATCTCGATGGGTCCCCGATGTTCCCCGGGATCGGGATCGACGGCGGCAGCTATCGCGGGCTGACGTTTGTCACGAGCCAAGCGGCGGGGGCGAACGTGATCGCGTTGCAACCGTCGCTGATTCTGTACGCCGACGATGGCGGCGTGACGATTGACGCGTCGCGCGAGGCGTCGTTGCAGATGGACAGCGCGCCGATGTCGCCGGCCGATGCCACGACCGTGTACATCTCGCTCTGGCAAAACAACCTCGTCGGCCTCCGCGCGGAACGGTTCGTGAACTGGGCGAAGGCGAACGCCAACGCAGTCAAGTACCTCACGGCCGCCGCGTATCCGGCGCCGTCGGGCGCGACGGGTCTGGTCGCGCCGGCTGGGGAGACCGGCTCGCGGAAGTAACGCGCACCATGGGCCTGGTCGCCACGATCCGCTCGGCGCTCGCGCGCACGTTCGCGCCAGCCACAGCGCCCAAGCGTGGGACCGGCGGCTGGTGGCCCGTCGTGCGTGAGTCCTACCCCGGAGCCTGGCAGGAGAACGTCGAAGTACGGCAGGACACGGTCTTGACGTACTTCGCCGTCTTCGCCTGCGTGACGCTCATTGCGTCGGACATCGGCAAGCTCGCGCTGCGCCTGGTCAAGCAATCCGACGATGACGTGTGGGTGGCAACGGACTCGCCGGCCTTCTCGCCGGTCCTCCGCAAACCGAATCGCTACCAGACGATCAGCAAATTCATCGAACAGTGGATCACGTCGAAGCTGATTTGGGGCAACACCTACGTGTTGAAGGAACGCGACGCGCGCGGGGTGGTGGTCGCCCTGTACGTGCTCGACCCCTGCCGGGTGACGCCGCTCGTCGCCCCGGATGGGAGCGTCTACTACCAGCTGGAGCGGAACGATCTCGGCGGCGACGCGGTTACCGGCCGCGATCAGACGGTGATCCTCCCGGCGCGCGCGATCATCCACGACACGATGGTGTGTCTGGGTCATCCGTTGATCGGCGTGTCGCCGATCTTCGCCTGCGGCCTCGCGGCGATGCAGGGCCTGGCGATCCAGAACACGTCCACAATGTTTTTCACAAAGGGTAGCCGGCCGAGTGGCTTGCTGGTGGCGCCTGCCGGCATGACGGCCGACCAACTCGCCCAGGCCAAGACCGATTGGGAAGCGTTCAATGGGCCCGACAATGCCGGCAAAGTCGCCGTCATTACCACCGATCTCAAATTCACCCCATTGACCATGAACGCCGTCGACGCCCAGTTGATCGACCAACTGAAATGGACCGCTGAGACCGTCTGTTCTTGCTATCACGTCCCGCCCTACATGATCGGCGTCGGGCCGCCGCCGCCGTACGCGAACGTCGAGCCGCTCCTGCAGCAGTACTACTCGCAGTGCCTGCAATCACCGATGACGAATCTTGAGAAGAGTTACGAAGAGGGCGTGGGGATTCACGAGCCCGTCAATGGCACGCAGTACGGGGTGGAATTCGACATCGATGATTTGATCTGGATGGATACGGCGACACGAACCAAGGCGGCGGCGGACTCGATCCATTCGGGCGGGATGTCGCCTGACGAGGCGCGCCGGAAGTACTACGGCCTCGGTCCCGTCACCGGTGGCGACACGCCGTACAT